GTAAGCAACAGACGGCGGTTGACTGGCTATTCGAGAAATATAACTTTATAACATGGATGAGAAATAGAGATGAGATGTCCGCTGAAACAGCTGATAAATTGAGAGCTCAGTATATAAAAGAAGCTAATCAAATGCATAAAGAACAAACTAAAGCAGCATACAACAAAGGCTATCAAGACGGAGAGATAGATAGCCTTGATGCGAAGGATGGTGATGTTCAATATTTTGAGGATGCTGAAAATTATTACACCGAAACTTACATGATATGAGATACACCAACGCCATCGAAAAATTTATCACTGACCTCCCACCTGAATTTGCGGCACTCAAGCCCCGCGCAGAGAAGCTGCTGGATGCACACCGGGATGATGTCATTGCGGCGTATGTGCATGCCGGTGATGGCTACCTTGACAAAGATGCTTTGATTGAATCAGCAGAAGCATACTATGAGAAGCGTCACACCACTATCTGAAGCGGCCATTCAGCGTCAGGTCATGAAGGCACTGGAGAAGGAAGGGTGGACGTGTGTTAAACTCATCCAGACCAACCTTAACGGCATGCCTGACCTTCTCTGCATGCGGCATGGCATGACGATGTTCGTGGAGGTCAAGAGCGAGACCGGCAAAGCATCTGCGATGCAATTACATCGCATCCAACAGCTCAAGATGAATGGCTTTGGTGCGTATGTGGTGTCCAGCGTCAAACAACTTTATCTGAACGGATTAATCAGAGAACTATGACACTAACAAAGAACTTCGACCTACACGAATTTTCCTGCAATGATGGCACACAAGTGCCTCCGATGTATCTTGATAATGTCGAGAAACTTGCCGAGAACTTGCAGATTCTGCGCGATCATCTAAAGCAGCCGATCAGCATCAACTCTGCATATCGGCATAGAGCTTACAACACCAAGATCGGAGGCAAGCCGAATAGCCAGCACCTGACGGCCAGTGCGGCAGATATCACCGTCAAGTCGATGTCACCGAGGAAACTCAAGGGCGTAATCGAGAAATTGATTGCGCAAAAAAAGCTTTGGTTTGGTGGAATCGGTCTTTACCCTGGCTTCGTGCATGTGGACATAAGGGACACACCCGCGCGGTGGTAGTACCTTTGGGTAACCACAAGAAGAATGAACAAAGGAGATATTGCAAGAGAGGCGCGGGATAAGTATGGATGGGAGATGCCCACATTGAAGCTTGCGAGGATAATTTATGCCGAAAACAAGCTGATCTACACAAATTTGGAGGATGCACGCAAGGTGCTCCGTGGCATTGAAGGGAAAGCAGGCAAGGGAGACAGCGGGAGATATCGCAGGACTGCTCCTGCAGAGATACAACAGACCCACCGGCCACGCAATCCGTACAACTTACCGGAGAGTTCAGAGACATCATACGAGCCGTACAAGGTGCCTGGCAAGCGGGTGCTGGTGTTATCGGACATTCACCTTCCGTACCATTCATTAAGCGCACTGGAGGCTACATTCGACTTCACGAAGGGTGAAGACATCGACACGATCGTGCTGAATGGTGATACGCTTGACTTCCACGGGTTGAGTCGATTTGTCAAAGACCCGAAAGCCCGAAGCGTGGCGCATGAGCTGGCATCGTTCAAGGACTTCATGATGGCACTCCGGGCATTGTTCCCCAAAGCCTTCATTATTTACAAAATGGGCAACCATTGCGAGAGGTATGACCACTTCTTGATTCAGAAGGCACATGAGATCATCGGGGTCGATGAGTTCGACTTCCGCAATATCATCAAGGCAAGAGCTGACGGCATTGAGGTCGTAGGTGACAAGCGCATCTTGAAGCTCGGTGCGCTAAACCTTGTGCATGGGCATGAGTTCGGTGGGTCGATATTCTCACCGGTCAACATTGCGCGTGGCTTGTTCCTCCGGGGAAAAGTGTCTGCAATGCAAGGACACAACCACCAGACCAGCGAGCACACAGAATCGAATATGAACGGAGAGATTACCACCACCTATTCGGTCGGGTGCCTTTGCGAGCTTCACCCGGCGTATCTTCCGATCAACAAGTGGAACCACGGCTTTGCCATTGTCGATGTCGATGGGGAAGCGTTCCATGTGCGTAATTACCGGATCCATAAAGGGGAGGTCTTATGATGGGCATAGAACTGAAAGATGCGGATGAAACGACCGAAGACGGTGCATATCTGCTCGACATTATCGAGAATCAACTCTCGGTGGTCGTGACCATCAGCGAGATGGATGGTGTACTTTATGATGAACTGACCGATGACCGCATCAAGACAATGGCCGGAGCGTTCAGGCTGATCAGAGAGGCACAGCGGAAACTTTTGGAGGACGTGAAGAAAATGGGGAAGGGGTAGTATATTTGTGGGAACCAAGCGTAGGGATACCGCTTGATGAAACTATTTAATGGCCCTAAATGGCCGGGAGCGTCTTTGACGCTGTATCCCCCCGGTCGTTTAGGGCTTAATTATTTTGTATGAATAAGTATGATTTATTCTTAAAGACCGGTCATGTGATGACATTTGAGGCACCTTTGAACGCTAACAATTTTAAGTACCCAATGATGGTATCCAGCGCTGAAAATAGTGCTTCTGCAGAGCTTGATTTTCACAAAATTCGTATTTTTTGCGACTCCTATTACAAATACTACAAATTCCCAAGATTGTGGTCTATTGAAGTAAATGGCTCAAATATAAAAGTTCAGACTCAAAAAGAGCCATGTAAAGAAACATGCATATACATCATGGATATCTGGCAGGGTGCTATGGGATTTATTGACGGCGAATGTGTAATTATTAAGTCAAAAAGTTTCAAATGAACATCTACGAATACATACAAGAAGGTGAAATCATTGATAAGGCTTGCTTTCTCGCAGCGCAGGAACTTATTACAAATGGCATTCAGGTCATCCCACTCAAGCCGGACAAAAGCCCGACAAAGGAGATACCAAATGTGCATAAACTGATACAAAACCCAATCAATTCACACAATGTCAGCTACTTTTTTGAACGTGATGATGTGCATATCGGCATCATGCTTCGGCGCAACATGGAGGTGATAGACATAGATGAAAAGGTGCAGCCCGGCATTACACGCAAGGTGTTGAACACCTTGGAACTTGCCGATCCTGACCTTTACGCAAAGCTTGTCATATCTCGTACACCATCCAAAGGGGCGCACATTTATTATTATGGAGAAACAGTAGGCGGGGATGGCGCACTGGCTAAATGCCACAGCGGGAAAGGAACGGCGGCAAAAATAGAGCGGCTTGATGAGTCAAATAAAAGATATGTAAAGACTGCGCCATCGCCAGGCTACTTCTTCCAGCAAGGCAATCCGATGACGATGCCCACGCTGACAAGTGATGAGCGAAATTTTATCATCGCCATCTGCCGATCGTTCAATGAAGTGGAGATTGATCCTGCACCCAAGTTTGACAAGCAGCGTGATGATGCTCCTTACAAGGTCTTCAATGAGCAACATGACTGGCGGTATATCCGTGATGAGATCGTGGAACGTGGCTGGAAGGTCGTGCGTGAGCATGATGACCGTCTTGTAATTAAGTCACCAAGCACATCGCAGGCGCATTCAGGAAGCATCTGGAAGGATACGGCAGAAAAGTACACGCTGAAGAACTGTCTCTACCTATTCACACATAATTCAGAGTTTGAGCAAGGCAAGCCATACGGGCCGTTCGACATTTACAAGACCTACTATCATGACGGAAATTTCATGCGTGCTCAGGCTAAACTTGCGGAGGACGGATACGGGCGCAATATTGTCAACGAGGGTCAGTTTTGGGTCAAGGTAGGCAACAAGATTCAGGTCAAGTACACTGAACTGAACTGGTATTTTAAGGAGCTTGGATACCGGACATACAACGGTCAGATGGTTCAGGTGATCAACAATGTGGTCAGCATCAGAGAGCCCAAGGATATCGTCAGGCAATTTCTCAATGAATTAGAGGCTGAAGTGCGTGACTATTTTCATGAGCGGGTCGGCACTATCTTCTCCGAGAACGGTGGCTTCATGGCCATGATGGATGAACTTGACGATAATTTCATTCAGGACACAGCTGATTGCACATGGCTTTTCTTCCGCAATCGGGCAGTGAAGGTATGGGCTGATCGGATTGAGTACGTGCTATACAAGGAGATGCAAGGTTATATCTGGGAGGATAGCATCATTGACCGGGATTACCAACACGCAGAGCACAAAGATTGCGATTCGGCCAAGTTCATCAGCATCCTCGGCGGGGAAAATGTTCAGAAGCTTGAGGCGATCTTGGGATACGCGATGAATCGACACAAGGATGATCTGATTACCAAGGCAGTAATCTTGATGGAGGACATTGACCCGGAGGATGAGGGGGAGAGCCAGGGCCGGTCAGGCAAGGGACTTGTGTTCAAGATGATTGAGAAATTTCGCAAGGCATGCCGGATGGATGGCAAGTCATTCAACTTTCACGACTCATTCCTTTGGCAGAACATTGAGTTCGACACTGACATCATTTTCATTGATGATGTGGAAAAAAGTTTCCATTTTACGAAACTTTACAGCGTAATTACCGAGTCTCTTCAGGTCAACAAGAAGAACCAAAAGCAAGTCATCATCCCATACGAGAAGTCACCCAAGATATTTATTACATCCAACTTCGCAGTAGGAAATTCTGACGAGTCAACCATTGATCGCAAGTTTGAGTTTCCGGTCGTTAAGCACTTCAATGCACGGCATAAACCGATTGACGAGTTCGGTCGTGCGTTCTTTAGCGGCTGGGACGAGCAGGAATGGGCCAAATTTGACAATTACATGATCTATTGTGCCAAGACATGGCTGGCATCAGATAGGCGAAATTTGAGCCATTTAACGGCCAATAGCGCGAATCGTACTTTGATAAAGGAAACGCACCCCGATTTTGTCAATTACATGGATGATCAGCTTGCGATGAACTTCTTTGATTTCGCTCCGGACTGCCTCAAGACGGCACGGGTCACCACCAATGAGGGCAAACTTGTGACCAATGCGGTCAACCTGGCGCAGTTCTATGTCAATGAAAAAAATACCGATTATTACCTAACGATGAAGAAGGAGGACATGATTGAAAAGCTCAAAAGCATTCCAAAATTGACCACCACCAAGCTGACGCAATGGCTTAAAATTTGGTGCCGTGAGCGTGATGTCAAGGCAGATTTGTCATACAAAAAGAGCTACACAACGAGCAGATTTTACCGAGTTATATCATGGACACCAGTGGGAATTGACCCTCAAGAGAGTGGGAATGATGTCGGTAATGGGAATAATGTACCATTCTAAATTCCTGCTTTCAAATGGTTTCCCACTGAATAAACTACTTTTCCTACACCTTTACCCATCTGCAAAGCATTGAAAAATAATACTTTACCCAATTTCCCACTCTTTTCTTATTAATAAGTAAAAAAGAAAAAATAAATATAAAAAAGAAGAAAAAAAGAGTATATAGAGAGGATAATAAGAAAACAAAATTGAAAAAACGGGAAACTGATAAAAACACACCACATGGAAAAAAACAATCTTGTCGTGCTTGACGTGACCAAAGACGGGGTCAAGGCACATGGCCCGGTCAACGAGCTTCAGGCCGTGACGGTCATCACCAGGCTGATGGAGGATCAGCCGATGCGCATCGCCCATGAAGTGCCGCGCGTCTGGGTGGCCAATCTTGAGACCGGTGAAATCAAAAAGCCAATTCTAAAAGTCACACTATGAGCGAACTTGCGAACACACACCGAAACCGGCAACTTGTCGTGGATGCCATCTGCCATGTCTACGAGATCACAGAAGAGCAGCTATGCAGCCGGCGCAGACTGCGGGAGATTACATCAGCCCGGCAGATGTACTACAAGGTGGCGAGGGAGCACCTTGGCATGACCTACACAAGTATTGGGTCATCTCTGCGCAATGAACACCGGCCCTATGACCACACCACCGTCATGCACAGCGTGGCGCTTGTGAACGGTCTTATCAGCGTTAAGGATGCCGACATCATCCACCAGTACGAGCAAGTGATGAGTTACATCCGGCAGCGTGCCAGCGTGGTCTCGACCATCATGGTGAAGGTGGGTGCCGACCAACTGCACAAGCTTTTGTCCTTCCTTCAGCGAGAAGAGATCACGTTCACGATCTTGGAAAGCGTAATTTTGCAACAGACGAAAAACGAAACAAATGGCACTGAACAAGCAGGAGATGATTGACAAGGCTCTTGCGATTATCCCGCAAGAGGAATGCGTCACACTGGAAGAGGTGTGGCTGTTTCTTGGCATCACACGCACCACGGCATTCAACTACGAGCTTAACAAGGTTGACGAGATAAAAGAGGCTGTCCAGAATGAGAAGATCAAGGTCAAGAAGAAACTGCGCCGCAGATGGCGCGACTCCGACAACGCCACACTGCAAATCGCAGAGTTCAAGCTCTGCTCTGATGACGAGGAATTGGCTCGGCTGAACACGCAGAAGGTGAATGCTGACATCGCAGTTACCGGCAAGGGCAGGGTCATCATGGAACTCCCGGAAGATGACGGTGCAACCTCCTGACATAAGGGTCAAGCTGACCCGGCCTGCTGCCATCACGGTGAAGGCATTGGCAGGCGAGAAGCGGTACATCTGCCATGAGGGTGGGTCGAGGTCGGGCAAGACCTTCGGCATCATCCAGGCACTGATCTTTTGGGCCACGAACAACGACCGCAGGAAGGTGAGCGTGGTGAGCCATAGCCTGCCACACTTGAAGCGTGGTGCCATGCGGGACTTCTTCGACATCCTTGAGTCATGGGGCTGGTACGATGAGGAGCAGCACAACAAGACCGATGCGATCTACACGTTTGAGAACGGCACATACATCGAGTTTTTCGGGTTAGAGGATCATGACCGTGCCAAAGGCCCTGGGCGTGACATCCTCTTCTGCAACGAGGCCAACCTTCTCTCAAAGGCTCTCTTCGATCAACTCGACATGCGTACACGGTTCAAGGTCATCACCGACCTGAACCCATCCGACTTTGACATCTGGTGTTATCACCTTGCCGACTCCGATGAGGCCATCAAGGTGCACAGTACATACCGTGACAACACCCATCTCCCGGAACCACAGCGCAGGGTCATCGAGGGATACAAACACGCTGACCCGATGATGTGGAAGGTCTTTGGCTTGGGGGAGAGGGGCGCGAGTCAAGAGCAGATCTACACGCACTGGAAGCTTGTGGACAATGTGCCACAAGGTGAAGTCTTCTACGGCCTTGACTTCGGCTTCCGCAACCCGACCGCAATGGTGCGGGTTACGCTGGCTGATGATGCGCTGTATGTTCACGAAGTCTACTACGAAAGCGGCATCACTACCGGGGAACTGACCAACATCATCCCGGACAAGGTTCCTGACCCGTACAGCGAGATATACTGCGATGCTGCTGAACCCAAGACCATCGAGGAACTTTACCGGCAGGGACTGAATGTCAAGCCTGCCGACAAGGATGTCTACGCCGGCATCATGAAGGTGAAGTCGTTACCTTTGTTCGTGACATCGAGCAGCGTCAACCTTATCCATGAGCTGAAGAAGTACAAGTGGAAAACGGACATGAATGGAAAGGTCATCGACAAGGAACCGGTGAAGATGGATGACCACTTGGTTGACGCTATGAGATACGCAGTATTTACCAAGCTAAAGCAACCACGTTTGACGTGGGGAGTGATATGAGCATAATCGACAGAATCTTCAGGAAGAAGGGATTGAACCCGGCCGCAATGCAATACGCGTTCATGCCCATGAACCAAGGGCAAATCCTTCAGCAATTCGATGCGCAGAAGTACACTGACGCTTACCAAGACAATGCCGATGTTTATGCGATTGTGAGCTTCCTTGCTCGCAAGGCGGCCTCAATCCCTTGGTATGTGTACGAGAAGAAAACCGGCACAAAGGCACGGGTAAGCCTTGAGCGATACAAGCACCTGACGAAAGGCCTCGGCAATCCGGGTGCGCTTGATCGCGCCATCCAAGAGCGCAAGGCTGCGTACGATGAAAGCATGATCGTTGAGGACTCCGCGGTCGCAAACATCCTGAAGAACCCGAACGGATACCAAGGTCAAGACCAGTTCTTCGAGCAGCTTTTCGGCATGCGCTTCCTTACCGGGGAAGGCTTCATCTGGGGCAATGATGGCAACATTGACGAGGGGGAGTTCACCGAGCTGCTTGTCATGCCCAGCCAGTTCATGGACTTGGTATCTGATCCGAACGACCTCTTCGGCGTGCTTGGTTGGCTCTTGACTTCCGGCAATGGCAACATTGCACTCCAGAAGTCTGACATCCTGCAATGGAAGTCATGGAACCCGAAATTCGACTCGGTGACCCGTCCCCACCTTCGGGGGGTATCGCCAATTCAAGCAGCCTGGAACAACTACCTCATGGGCGTGGAGAGCCAGAAGGCTGCTGCCAAGCTCATGGCCAATGGAGGCGCAAAGGGTGCACTTGTGCCAAAAGCAGTGGGCAACCAGATCCCGCTTGTGGACGAGAAGACCGCCGCCAACATGCAGCGGGCACTCGCTGACCGGGTGAACAACAACGACAGATACGGTCAGGTGGCCATGCTACAAACGCCGTGGGAGTTCCTGAACTTCGGGCTGACCTCATCCGAGATGGCTCTCATCGACACGATGAAGTTCAGCCTTGAGCAATGGTGCCGTGTGTTCAGCATGCCGGTGGTGCTGTTCTCTGCTGACAACATGGCCGACAACAACTACCAGAACGCACTCCGCGATCTTGTCACGAACACCATTGTGCCAATGTGCGCACAGCTTCGCGATGAGCTGAACAAGTGGCTGGTGCCGCGGATGGGTGACAAAAACGTCTTCATCGACTTCGACATCATGGCTTTGCCTGAACTGCAAAGGGACATGGAGAAGATGGTCAACGGCCTGCGCTCCGCTGATTGGCTGACATACGATGAGAAGCGCGTGGCGATGAACTACGAGCCGAAGGGTGGGGCATACGATGCCGCATACATTGCTCAGGGCCTCATCCCCATCGACCAGGCTGCAAGCGATTTGAGCGGAGAAGACATGCTCGGAGAGATATGAGCGCAGATGAATTGCATATCATCCACACGCTCGTGATGGCACGCTTCCCGAAGCTACCAACCGAGCGGGGCTGCATAACGGAGAAGAGGATGAGAGACGCGGCACGGGAAGCATATCGGACAAGACTGATACATGACATCACGGCAAAGAAGATCGTACTGGAGGAGATGGCATCAGCTTCTAAAGAAGCATGAGGATGAAGGTCTGCCCAAGGTTCAGCGTGCTCTCACAAAGCAGGCCGAGCAGTTCATTGCCAAGGCTGAAGAGATTGGCTTTGACCGTGCTTTCCAGCAATTCACGCTCCTTGATGAGAACCTTCTGAATGTCATCAACAAGCTCCACAAATCGGTCGCGATGGAGTTCGGAAGGCTGACCAATCAGCAACTAAAACGTGGACAGAAGGTCTCATTCTTCAACGCCAATTTTCTCCTGACGATTACCGAACTACTGACCAAGCAGGCACTCGATCTGCTTTCACTGATCGAGCAAACGACCAAGGATCGCATCCTCAACATCCTGGTGCAAAGCACGGCAGAGCGATGGGGCTTTGCAGAGGTAGCCCGGCGCATCACTCCGGAAGTGGCATCTCCGGCAAGAGCACTCACCATCACCCGAACGGAGAGCAATCGAGCGGCCAACCTTGCCGCCATCGAGGCAGCAAGACTCCAAGACTACGAGGTCACAAAGGAGTGGATCAGCGTGATGGACTTCCGGACAAGAAGGTTCAGCGAAAAGGATCAGTACGACCATGCCCAGCTCGATGGCAGGGTGGTTGAGCTCGATCAGCCATTCACGCAGCTCGGCAGGACGAACGGCATCACCGCATCCGCTGACTACCCACTCGACCCGGCAGCTCCTGCCGCTTTTACGATAAATTGCAGGTGCGTTTTGGGCTTTGAAAACAAGCGGGACGCACAAGGACGATTGATACCAAAAAGACGATAACATGCCAGTCGAACAATGTAGCAACGGAAAATATCGCATCGGAGATGGTGAGTGTGTGTATAACACCGAACGAGCGGCCAACCGTGCGTATCAAGCATATCTTGCCATTGAGGCGAGCGAGGGGGATAGTGACGATGACGACGATGACGATGATGATGACGATGACATGAAGGGCATCGTCAATGCCATCATGCACAAAGAAGAGACATACAACGACTACCCAGAGGCAGCCACCAACAACGCCAAGCGTGCCCTGAAGTACAAGGAGGAGAATGGGTCATCGTGCGGCACCCCGGTCGGATGGACACGCGCCAATCAACTCGCCAACCGTGAACGCATTAGCCGTGATACCATCGCTCGGATGGCATCCTTTAAGCGTCACCAGCAGAACAAGGATGTGCCATACAGCGAAGGGTGCGGTGGCATCATGTGGGATGCCTGGGGAGGCGATGCAGGCATTGAGTGGGCAATTCGTAAATTGCAGCAGATTGACGAGAAAAAAACAAGCATGATCTACGGATATAAGCGCATGACGCAGGAGGTAAAGGATGTCGATGCCAAGAAGGGCATCGTCACCGGTTACTTCTCTGCCTTCAACATAAAAGACTCGGACGGTGACATCATCGTGCCGGGGGCATTCCAGAAGTCACTTTCCGAATGGTTTCCCAAGGGCAGGATTAAACACCTCCTGAACCATGACCCTCGCCAACCGCTTGGCAAGATCATGGAGCTGAAAGAAGATAGCTACGGCCTCTACTACGAAAGTCAGATCGGCACTCACACGCTCGGCAGAGACTTCATCAAGATGGTCGAGAGTGACCTGGTAAAAGAACACTCGATCGGGTTCAACGTGAAGGGCAGCAGGAAGGGTAAGGATGCCACTGAACTCTATGACGTAGTTTTGTATGAAGGAAGTTCTTTGACGAGCTGGGGCGCAAATGAGTACACGCCAATGCTCGGACTGAAATCAATGGATGCAAGGATTGAAAGGGTCAAGAAGCTCGAAAAGTTCATCAAGCACACTGATGCGACAGATGAAACCATCGAACTCTTGATGCTTGAGATCAAGCAGCTCAACCAACTCATCGAAGATTTGAGTAGCAAGTCGGCAGTCGCAGAGACACCGGCAGAGCCAAAAGTCGAGGTCGATGTAGCTAAAAATGCTGCCAATGCACTCGATATTTTGATACTCAAACATTTTTAAACAATTTTTACAATCGTACCAAAATGGAAGTAAAAGACATCGTCTCTGCGCTTGACCCCAAGCTCGCAGAAATCAAAAGCCAGGTGAGCGCAGAAGTCGCTGCACTGGAAGTTAAACATGCTGCCACTGTTGCGCAGCTGAACGAAGATGCCCAGAAGAAGGGCGAAACTCTCGGTGAACTCCGCGAGAAGATCAACGGACTGATTGCCGCCAATGGCAAGATCAAATCCGAGATGGAAAATGACGCTTTCGGTGGTGACCGGCAGAAGTCTTTGAAGGCTGGCATCATGGATGTCGTGGCCGCCAACTTCGAGGCTATCAAAAACGAGACTCCTTTCAACAGCTCCAAGGCAGTTGGAACGATGACCCTCGGCAACAACCTGACCGGCACCAGCCAGATCAGCTACACCGACAACCCCATCCTGCGCTCGTTCTTCTCGCCTCACCTCTACAACATCTTCCGCATCATCCCGACTGCCACCGGCAACGTCACTTTCCCTCGTGGAAATGCTGCCATCGGTGAGGGTTCATTCGGAACGCAGACAGAAGGAAGCGGCAAAGCGCAAGTCGACTACGATGTGACGATGGTGAACACCAGCGTGCCTTTCGTAGCCGGTTACGCCAAGGTGAGCCGTCAGATGTTGCAAGACCTGCCTTTCCTGCAAGCCTACCTCTCTCAAAGCCTGCTGGAAGACTGGAACCGCGCCATCAACAACAGCTTCATGTCAACGATCACCGCTTCTGCCACCGCCGGCAGCACCTCTGCCACTCCGGTCGCTGAAAGGATCATCGACTACACTGCGCAGCACCTGGCTCTCGGCCTCGGTCAGCCAAATGTAATCCTGACCACGCATGCAGTGTGGGCATCTGTTCTGAAGACCCAGCCTACGAACGGCAGCTACGGTGTACCGGGTGGCATTACCATCGGCGCACAAGGTGAGACCCGCATCGTGGGCATTCCTCTGGTACCTCACTCACAAATCGTGAGCGGCAAGATCTATGTCATGAACACGGATGCGTTCGCCATCGCTCAAGCCTCCGGCCTCGCTGTTCGCAGCACAGAGACCGATCAGGACGATTTCATCAAGAACCTGGTGACCTACCGCGCTGAAGCCCGTGTTGCTCTGCTTTCCTTCCAGCCTACCGCTGCGATCTACGGAAGCGC